AAAAAGTAAAGTGGAGGTGGCGCCCCGGCCCAACTGTTTTAATTATCAATGTCCAGTGATGGCAGTAGTGTCTTGGAAAGTATATTGGATCTCTCTGATTTGCTCGTCAGACAGAGTTGCTTCACCAGCCTGCGGCTTGCCTTCCACAGACATCTCAGATTCAATTTCTACGAGCTCTTCAACATTCGCTGGGACTTCCCATGAAGACAAGCGACCGATTGCATAAAGTGCGCCGTATTTCCCATTTGTTTTCTTATCAGTCAGATCAATTTCCCAAACTTCGACCTTGTATCCATCAACTACCGATTGTTTCAACATTTCGTTGACTTCGTCTTTTGTACCGATTGCGTTGATTGACAAGGTTGTTTCTAGACCTCCATCGGCAACAACCGCACCGTCTTTGGTTTTAGTTGTATCCGCATCACGGGAATATTCCCACTTATGTTCTGTTTGCAGTGCCAATTTAGCTGCTGCTTTCGTGTCCCCGTATTTGCGGAACATCAAGATTTTATTCTTACCTAGCTGTGCTTCTTTAACGTTTGTATCAGCCATGCTTTTCCTCCTCAGTAAAATTTGTAATATAAATAAATAACGAAGTGATAAAGCTCTTCGTCAGTGCTGTTATCACGGTTAGAATCAATTGACGACTCATTGACTTCCGCCGAGAAGTGCATCCCATCGATATTCTTGATAGCAAAATAGCTGGACAATAACTGCCCAGCCATATCAGATAACTGTTTACGGTCATCTACTCGTCCCCAGACATGAACGGTTGACGACAAGCGACCTATTAAGCGTGACTTTGTGGCTCTGGGCAATGTTTGAATTTCGCCCATAACCACGAATGGATAAGATGCGCTGTCTGGTGGAAGGTAAGGGTAAGTAGCGAAACCGAGTCCCTCACTAATTCGAAAGAGTTCGTCATGTAGTAATTGGTCTGGTTGTTTCATATCTACTCCCATTTAGCTAATTCCTCGACCATTCCAGGGACAGTCGCTTCTAACGCAGGAGCCATAAAAGGCTGTGCTGCCATCTTCCGAGTGCCTACTTCGAGATACCCAGAATATTTTGTATGAGCCGTCACAACAGCTCTATCGCCCCCAGCTTCAAGAGTAATCGAGCGACGTGTTGCGCCAGTGGTATATTTACCGCTGAATTGTGCCTTGCTAATTGCGTTCTCTTTTAATTTACTGCCGTATTTTTTTAAAACTCGTTGTCGACGTTCTGGATTGGCATTTTTTAGCAAAGATTGACTCATCTCATCTAGCCCATAAAACGTAAGCGTAGCCATATTACTTCACCGCCTTATTAACGTACAAAACACTTCTTCCAGCTAGATATCCTCTAGCGGTTATTGGAATGTATTTGTTACCACGATACTCAACGGAAGTTACAGCCACTGTCACAGGGCTTCTGAAACGAACAACCAAGCTCGTAGCATTTAGCAAACCTCCCAGCTTAGCTTGAAGGTCTAAGCTTGCACCAGTCACGTTACACTTAACTTCTTTGCACCAGTCTTCCCCTCCAACCATACGACCAAGGACGGGATCATATCGTTTCAGCGTCTTATCGTTTTGATATTTGAGTAACACTGTATCTGTGTATCTCATAGAAACAACACGCTCCCTTCCTTCGATTGTCCAGAGGTGCCGAATGTTCTTTGAAGCATATCGTCATACGGCTTGAATTCATTCTCATTGTCGTAATAAGACATTGAATGACCGTCTACCGTCTCTGTTTTAGCCCCTTCAGCTCCTCGACGATTGAAGCGTTTAATAACGCAATCTTCGAAGATAAAAGAAAAACCATCGTCAATGTTGACAACGGCATATTCTGCTTTGAAATGACTAATTACTCTGTTTAGCAATACCCTTAAGAGGTCAATGCTATCGTCGTCATCTTTTGAAATCTCAAGGTCCAGCATGACATTATCTAGGACCTTTTCTCGATCTAATTCAGCCATGCTAGACCTCCTCACTCTTCAGTGTTATCTGTCGTTTTTTTGCGACTTGCTTTTTTTGGTTTCTCTTCAGTTTCAGACTCAAGGAAACCTGCTTCAACAAGTTCTTCGACACGTTCACCAGCATAATCGTCACCAGCGTAATAAATGATGCCGTCAGTTTTATCCTGAAACGCTTTTAAAACTTTAGTCATAGCTACCTCCTACCAAAAATCAAGCTACTGGAATAACAGTGAGCATATAGCAATCATCCAAGCGTTCGAATGAAGGCAGTGCAATCATCGACACTTTGGTTTGGACGTTAACTGGATCAGTTGTTTTAGTAGTTGTAATTGCAATACCTTGGTCGACCACTTCAACTTGTGCTCCTGGAGTGTCCCCTGACTGCAAATCTGACTCTTCTGGAGTTGTACCGAAAACAGTAGAACCCAATGAACCATTTGGCACCAAAGTCAAATGACCGTCTGGATAGAATTTGCTAATCTCTCCTTTGTCATTTCGATATGTGCCATTTTCCAAAAGAACTGTCACACCGTAGTTGTCCAAAATATACGCTTCAACCTCAGCTTTAGTTACTGTTGTCCCTGAAGCTGCAAGAGGTTTGATGATTTTGACTGTAGATTCTGATTTGCGAATCAAGCTAAATGTTTTGGCATTCATGATAGCAATCTCTGGCATCAAGCCAAGGCTTTGAGCTGTTTCGATTGCTTCTTCAAGATCCGCAAGAGGTGTTGCCGTTGCTTGTGTCCAGTCTTTAGCGACTGTCTTCTTGTGGTCGTCTTTGACGCCATAGTCAATGTCGACGTTTTTTCCTTCATTGACAAACGCAATCTTACCGGTTGCGAGAGCTTGCATACGCATAGATTCCAAACGAGCACGGGCACCTTGGATAAGTGTCATTTCGTCATTGAAAATGCCTTGTGTGACAGTCTCAATCAAACCAGTGTTGTTAGATCCAGCGATTAAGTTGAGCTGTTGACGGTCAGCTTCTTTAACCAACATGGCTTCTTTAAAGAATGGCATTTGTTCGTCATGGATTTCAGCACCCACACGCTCACGAATAGTGACATTAGTGTCGAATGCTGCCGGCTTCAAGACAACCGCACGCCCTGAAGAACCTTTGATGTAAGACAATTTAGTCCCAAGTTGTTTGCGTGCTGGGAAAATGCGTTCTCCAAGCGTAGAATCCACATCTAATTGCGATGTGTTGAAATATCCAGCGATATTAGATGCTGTTACCGTGTCATAAATAAGACCCATTAAGCATTACCCCCTTTGCCTGCAATAAATTTAACGAGTGGCAACGCTGTTTTAATAGCGTCGTCAACTGTACCACCGTTAACCGCTTCTTTCCAAACCTCACCAGCGTACAAAACAGACACTGTTTTATCAGCAGACAAGTCTGCATCGTATAGAACGATTCCTTCTGGTGTCGTCTTGTTCTCTTCTACTGGTTTAGAGCGGTCGTCAAAAATTGACCCACCTTTCCCAGCTACCAAAGTACCAGCTTTGATGTACTTCTTACCATCTACGTCAACCCCAGCAAAACTTTTATCAACTGTGGCAGTGACAGCTTTGTAAGGCAAAGAACGTAGAATGTTACTTGTGTCAAATACTTTTTTTACTGACATGAAAATTCCTTTCCAATTGTTGGCTAGATAATCTTACCTGACGAACGAACAGCTTTTTGAGCTAAGCGAGAACCGTAATTGTCTGTGTTAGAAATGCCATCCGCTGATGCTTGAGGTGCATTTTGTCGAATAGTTTTCTTAACTTCTTCAGCAACTGCATCATTAAATACTGTTTCGAACTCAGTCACTGCTTTAAGTGCATCTTCGGCGTTGCCAGCCATTGCGAATGTCTCAGCCAATGCGCTAGGCAAGCCTTTAGCTACCAAATCTTTCTCAACAGCAACAACAAGCTTTTCATGCTCAAACGCAGCACGTTCCTTCTCAAAGCTATTTCGCTGATCCTCGAACTCTTTTTTAGCTCGATCTTGAGCTGATAGATTGGCATAATCTTTCTCTTTTTGTAAGGCATCGGCTACTGCTTGAGCTGTACGCTCTTGTTCACCCTTATCTCTGTTATTCAAAGCAGTCTGTACCGCTTTGTTAATCATGCTATCTAATTCAGATTGAGAACCAGGCGCTTTGAAGTCGCTCGCAGGGGTTGGATTGTTTCCTTGCCCTTGGTCTTGGCGACTTTCTTGTTGTCCGTTAGTCTCGATAGTGTTATCTTGTTCCATAGTTTCCTCCTACCTAGTCTCATGAGTAGCGCCCCTTTCTAAGCCACGATAAGGGCTAGCTACGCCCTCTCTAGTCTTGTCTAGGGTGTTTACCCACGAGCCACGCTAGTATTGTTTATTTAGGGCTTAAATTAGCCCTATGCGCTGACGAGGTATCGAACCCCCAAGCCCCTTGGCTAGCGCGGCTCTCAGCGCATAAGAAAAAACCGTATTGCTACGACTTTAATTATTTATTTCATTAATCCGGTTATTTTATCTGGATCAGTAAGAGCCATCTTCTACATACACCTCGGCTACCGCACAACGACAGTATGGGTGCATCGGTGGGGCGTTTAGCCCGCTCTCCATCTTATCAACCGGGACGGGCTCTCTCTCAGTATCACGGCCAACTTGTTTGCAATAATCGCAAGCCCTCGATTCTGGCATGAGCTTAAAATACTCAAAGCCATTTTCTTTCATGATATCTTGCTGAGCTAGAGTCTGAACTCTAGCATGTTCCGTGATTGCCAGTCGTTCAGCGTCAGTGCGAGAGACATCCATGTATTTGCGGATTCTCTGAGCGATGGTTGTGCCGTTCTCCCCTCGAATAAGAGCCCTGGTCACTTCCGTTTTAACCAATTTGCGCAACTGTTCCTGTCTCTTCCAGATACGCTCCGACCATTTAGCGCCTTCGAAATTAGCGTTAACAGCCGTCGTCATGTACTTTTCAAGTATTTTTTTGCTAGGTACCGTCTGGTCAAGCAGGCTTCCTCTTGCAATTTCGCTCTTATAGCCATTCGTCAGATAATCGTTAGTTAATTGGCGTTCGCCTTCAGACAAAACCAACAGCTCAAGCTCTAACTCTTGAATAAGAAGTTCTTGACGACCAACAGACATAGAAAAGTTGTAGTCTCGAAGCTCCTTGTTTGCCTCTGGACTAAAATCTTTGTCAGCTACATACTGTTTGGCTTTAGCTTCAAAAGCCTTGATATCAAAACTGTCTGCTCTTCGTTTCGCATCACTAGCGGTTAATCCGTTTTTGTCAGCGAAATTTTGGATATAAGCATCTAGTTCTTTTCGCAACTGTGAAAGTTGCAAATTATATAGCGCTTCAAGTTCTTTCTTAAACTCAGCTTCACCCTTTTTATTGCTCGCTTCTCGTTCTTTTTGAGCACGTCCTGACCAATACGTCATTCATCAGACCTCACAGAATCGCTCGTATGCGTTTCTTCTTCGTCGTCGGCATATTTACCCACTTGCCCGTTAAACTCGCTAGAATACCCCTTAAAATCGATTTTAGACGCCTCTTTATCCACTCTGTCGAGTTCCTCGGCTGGGCTCTCGACCAACCCAGATAGGCTAAGAGCAGTTTCTTGTGACACTTGACCACCAAGGCCTGTCAAAATAGATACTTGCTCGGATAGTGATTTCGGCAGATTCGGCGTGAATGTTATTCTCAAGAAGTTTTCGTCAAACGCTTTGAATTCTTTGACCAACTCACCAACACGGCTAGCTAAACGATATCGACGCTTCAAACCCTTTGTAAATTGCGATTGAGTCTCGATACGATCTTGGTCAAGTCCAAACAGTTTGTACTTCATTGCCTCGCCGGACGTGTTGCCTGAAAAATTCTCGTCAGCCATATCGGGTGTGTTGGTAAAAGTATGAATATCTTTATCCAGTCTGGTCTTGTACGCTTCGACACCAGACACATCGTAAGACTTAGTTAGATATTCAGCCTTAACCGTCCCTTCCTTACCATCCGCAGCCTTCGGTGGAACCAATTGCATTAAGCGTTTAGTTTTCATATCTTCAGGCTTCATGTTTGCAGGCAATCGCATATCGCCATAGATGGCAAGGATTGCGTCAGCCATGTCGGACATGTGGTTGGCCGTGTCAGATTCAGCTGAATCATATAAGTCGATTAAATAAAGTTCGGTTTCATAATCGCCAATGCCATCAGTGTTGTTCAAATATTCTGTAATCGGTACAGTGCCAAATGCGTGAGCAGTGACAGAAACCTCTTTTAGATCTTCTGAGTAGTCCAAGACGTGAATATTTGATGAGGTATACACTTCAACGGTTTGATGTGCGTCAGAGAACAAATCAGCACTGTAGTATCTAACTGCTACTAATGAATTGTCTTCGAGCGAATTGTCATAAATAATAAACGTATTAAGAGGGCTTAACTGTTTAATTCGTGTCTGGTCGTCCTCACTTCGATAAATCAGCTCGTAAGCACGTCCAACTTGTGACAAATCCCGGATAAGGTTGCGGTTCAGCGTATCAATGTCATTGTTTCGTCCGATTTCCTTGATTGCTTCGTCGTTTTGCGAGTCACTAACACTATCATCATACTCAACACGAATAGGATTACCAGCCAGATATCCCGTCTTAAACTTACTAATCATGCGCCCATAATTGTGAACGGCACGCTTGTCGGACATTTCTTTATCTTTTCGTCTTCCGGCTTCCAGGACACTGTGATTATCTCCTTTGGCATAATCAAACAATTCTTGGACTCTTGGACGTTGACGCAATTTGTGATGGTTAATGAAATTCTTGAGCAATGCCCAGTTATCTTTTTTCAAATCATCAACACTTTTAGCACGGTATTTTGTGCGTGATTCTCGATGAAATCGCAGATTCAAAACATGCGATTGTCCGGTACTGTCGACAAATACTGTCTGTTCCATTCTTCCTCCTTCAGCTAAATATATCTATCAAATCATCATAGCTTGCTCGCTCTGTGCTGTTAACAACATAGTCTGAATAGAGCGCATATCTCACACTATCCAGCACATCATCAAACTCTTTTAACGGCTCGTCTTTTGTGCTGTTCTCTTTCCAACGATACTGAAATATTTCGTCAAAAAAACGAGGCACAAAGTCTCGCTTAACGTATAATTTGCGTTCTTTAAACAACTTAGCGATAAGTTCGATACCAGCAATCACTGACTTATTAGCATTACTGATATCAAAACCCTCATTGTCAAATCGTGCTACGTGCTCTGGACGGGCACTATCGGCATAGAACGGGATATTGCCGTAGATGTCAGTTAGTTTCCTAGCTTGCTCCACCCACCAATCTATCTCTTTGAATTGCGCCGCCACGCCATCAACAAGGTAGTAGTTGTTATCCACGCCTTCACCGACTACCACGATAGATCCGTAGTGAGTATATCCCCAGTCGATGCCACCGAAGTAGCGTCTCATATCTGGCAGTTCATCAACCACATGAATCTTAGTGTCATAATCAGCATAGATAGCACCTTCAGCAACGGTCCATTTGCCTAAAATATCTCGGTCATAGAACTTACCTTTGGGTGTTGCTGCCTTGATAGAGTCAATGTAGCGTTTTGATAGAAAGGTGTTATCGTCAAGCTTGAAACTGAAATCTATGATCTTGCCGTCATTCTTGCCAATGTAGTCTCGATTCAGCCAATGATTAGGATTGTCTGGGTTGCTATCCCAGACGACGCGGGCACCTTCACCAGAACAGCGTGAGATGATTTCTTTGAAAACAATCTCGTTTGCTAACGACGCCTCGTTGACGTAAGCCCCGAACGCTGTAAAACCACGGGCACGCTTAAGCCCAGATATAGAGCCGGTGTAGACTTGGACAACCTTAACTCCGCAAAAAACGAAAGAGCCATGCTTGTCATATTTAGGTTCGAAACCGTATTTATTATAAAGTTCTTGCAACACGTTATTCTGTATCGAAGTCGACGACGTACCCGCTAGGATGTAAATAGGTTCATCTACACCCAAACGGTCTGCAATCTTTCTGACACGGCTTAACTCGGTTACAAACGTATCGTTGTTAACGACGGTTTTGCCTGCTCGTTTAGCACCATGAAGCCCACAAATAAACCAATCATGATTCCAAATGTAGTGCAACACATCTAGTTGCCGTTTGGTGTAGAGCTTAGTCAAGTCCATCGCTCACAGCTCCTTTGATGATATCGAGGAAACCAGCAATTTTCTCATCTTCCCCTTCATCACCACCGATTTGAGATTTGAGTTTTTCAATCTCAAGTTGCAGTTTCTCGGCTTGCTTAGCGGTTGGATAGCGTTTCAAGATTTCAGTTATAGCTTTGATAACCGTGTTGTTATCAGCTTTCTTCGTCACCTGCTTGACTTCGCCAGTGACGGGATTCATCATGAGGACTTCTTCGCCTCGTTTCCCTCTTGCAATATCGGATAAGATGGACAAGGCTTCTTTAGCATCCATGATGTTCTCGCTGTGCATTTTCTCAACTTCGGCATCGATATAGCTCTTAATTTCAAGTTTTTTCAAGTTTTGTCCAGCGATACGCCCAGCTGTCTTCTCGCTATACCCAGCATTAATCGCTGCTTGTGTAGCATTACCTAGCTTGATATACTCGCTAGCAAATAATTTCTGTCGTTGATTTAGCCCAATATGTCCACCTCCTTCATTGCATAATAAAAAGACAACCCACAAAGTGAGCCGTCTCTGAATTTTCTTCGATAATATAATAATACCACTTCAAACAGTTGTTAGACACCGTGAATTAACCGTCAAAATACCGTTATTTCAACGTTCCACAACTAATTTGCCATCTCTATACAATTCTGCAAATGCTAGGATAGCATTATTTAGCAATCCTTGAAAGGCTGTCCTTTCGAATCCGATTGCTTGGGCAATTTGCCAGTTTGTTTTCGGTGGGTATGCCAGATATTTCTCTATCAGTATTCTGCGATAATCTGGACGATATAGCCCACTAACTGCTTGCTCTATGGCTTCTAGCTCGTTCATAGCATCAACACGCCTAACTGCGATATTTTCCACTGGTCTGCTCACTCCGTTGCCACCTCTGGGCATGAATGTGAACTCTTGTGTAATCTTCTGCTCAACGCTATCGTGTGCTATCTCTCGCCATCTTGGATATTCTCGAAGTTTACGCTTGCAACCTCTGATAGTTGCTTTCTCATCAATTTCCGGCAATAGCATTGTTCTGTCCTCTTTGGTATAATAGTAGTGTTGATTTCCAAAGAGTGCCGGCCATCGTGTCGGTCTTTTTTATTTTAGCTCAAGAAACGTTAAGAGATTTTATTGAAAAGATTGAATAAGTGTTTATTCTTGGGGTGTTTCTCAAGCCTTTTATCACCTCCTTTCTAGCCATTGACACCAGCAAAGTCTTTGGCTTTTTTTGTAATGCAAGATATCAATAAGAAAGAGGGTTTTTCACATCCTTTTTTTCTTAAAAATTTGCTGGGTTTTGTTTGAGCAAGGTCTGTCAGCTTGCTCGATGTTGAAAAGTGTCCAAGCCACTAAAAATCTATATCCATTTTTTAGTGTAATTTGACAGACTAACAGCCAGTGACGGATTCGAACCGTCTAAAACCATTCTGGCTACAAACCCATTGCCAATGCCGTGTATAAGGCACGCTTAACACTGGGTTTCTTGCGACCTAATTCGCCTTTAGTACGATATTCGAGAATGATGCGGTCAACTTCATCGTCCAATTTCTCAGGCCATTCGTAATTATTTAAGACATATTTGGCAATCTTGCTGAATAAGTCTCTGGAAAGTAGCCCTTCCATTTGAATGGCCTTCAAAGGAGTTAAAGCAGCCTTCTCTAAATAACACTGATTGATGGCGTTTTGGGTTTTGTTAGCTTTCTTCTTATCGCACCCTTTAATATCTCTAATGTACTTGTTTAGGTCGTTAGGGTGTTCCTTGCGTAGCCCTTCCACTTCCTCACGGAACTCCTGGAATAGCTCCGCTGGCAGTCCTGCGTTGGTTTCATCCAAAACTGGGCGCGTGGTTTTACCTCTTGTGTAATTCTTGGATAGATATGCTTTAAGGTCATGATATAGCTCATCAGAAATGATGCCTTTCAGTCTATCGACTGTTTGAGGTGAGATTCTCTGACGCTCCACGACCGCATTATTGAGTGCTTGCAAAATGATAATCGCTTGTTTCTCGCTGCACTGTCTCACTTTTTGGAAATGTTGCTTGTAATCTTTCGGATGTGCCTCTTTAAGTGCTGCATGTTCATTGATCAACCGTTGATGTAGCTCCTTGGTCAGTCCAGCATATTTGTAGGTTTTGCTCATGAGCTCCGCTCCTCTATCGCTTGGCAGTCTGCGATATATCCCTCTAATGTTATTCCAACGGCTTCGAACGGAGCGTATTCGCACACAGTTCTCTTAACCACCATTGTCGTAAGCGCTCTTGTATTTCTTGGACCTCTACCGCAAATAATAGCTACATCTCTCCTAAAGCGATCTCGCTCGAAAGCCATATCATAAAGTTTTGAGACGTTTCTCATTACCGATTTTTTTAATTGTCGTTTGTTCATTATTCCACCTCTGCCAGTTCTGGATTTTCGTAGATGTTGCCGATGATTTCAACTTCGAAGATATCTGTGTTAAACAAGTCGTATAGAGGGGATTCTTCGATTTCTCTTTTGATTTCCTTGGAAACAAACATCGCCTTGTTGTTGTTAAAAGATACAACTTCCAACCAGCTTGATAGGTTGGTCACTTTAAGAATATCCCCCTCAAAGATTTCTTTGCCATTCTTGTCTCTGAGGCCAGTTGATTGCATTAAAACACAATCATCGCTCTTGCACATCCAAGTGATAGCGTCTCCGATGAAATCAAACTCGCCATTAAAGAAATTAATTTCTTCCACATCTACCATTTCTTTATCTTCTTTAAGCCACGCTCTATATCTTGGTATCATTGCCCTCTCCCTTTCAGATAGCTGGGAATGTCATCCCCAATGTTTACTTGGTCGTATTGTTCCTTGCTGACAAGGAACTTGCCGTAAGCTCCGCAATCAATAGTGTAGAGATCATTAATTTTCTCTTTCCCGGTAACCTTGCCATACATTTCAGAACCAGCATTATCTACACGATGGATAGTTACTGCCTCTACCCTACGTGGGACTGTCAGAACATAGTAGACTGACAGCATGTTAATAGCTAGTGATACTAGTAGTATGATTGTAGCAATCGTTAAATCTTTATGTTTCACAGGCACCTCGCTATTTCTTTGATAACATTGACAGTCACACTGTTTCCTGCTTGCTTATAGAGTTGACTGTTACTGTTTACCTCTTGAGCCTTGTCAAAAGCCCAATCTGGGAAACCTTGCAATCTCCAGCACTCTCTAGGTGTTAGTTTTCTGATTCTGAATTCGTCTGCTAAGAAATTATTCTCATGATAGTTGCTCTTTGTTAAAGTCGGAGCAATGTCATACTCTCCACCACGATTATATCCGTGGCTACGCTGGATGATTTTAGGCTGTCTGCCCCCACCTTGCATAGTGTTCAGCGTTGGTGAAATGCCATTGATGTCATATACCCTGCCGTTTTGTTCGTGTGTTCCAGGGAGGTTGCCGGCTACTACAATCCCGTGTCTATCTTGAGCCGTCAATGTGAACATTGGTTCTCCATCGGTTTTAAATCGTCTGCCATTCTGCCGTTTTTTCACTCGATCCGGTGTCAACACTGGTATAGCAACTTTCAGCGGATCTTTCTGCGTAGTAGTGCTGCACAAGGTATGTGCTAGGGAATCAACTGAAACCACATCTCCACTTTGAGATTTACCTTTTTTTCTGATATTACCAACTTTATTTATTTTTGGTTGTTCACAATCAATCGTTGCACCATTTCCCCCGAGAGGAAAAACTTTTCGTCCACGTTCTCCTCTAAGATGTCCGATAATGAACACACGTTCCCGATTTTGTGGTACTCCGAAATCTTTGCTGTTAAGCACTTGCCATTCCACATCATACCCGAGTTCATCCAACGCTGAGAGGATGACCTCGAAGGTATTTCCTTTGTCGTGGTTAAGGAGTCCTTTGACGTTTTCAAGGAATAGATATTTAGGTTTGAGTATAGAGGCGAACCTTGCGATTTCAAAGAAGAGAGTTCCTCTAGTATCTTCGAATCCTTTTCGATGTCCAGCAATGCTGAAAGCTTGGCACGGAAAACCTCCGCAGATTGTGTCAACGTGTCCGATTGCTCTGATTTCATCGTCTGTGACTGTGGTAATGTCATGTAATTCTATTTCTCCTTCAGTATTATGGATTGCTTTGTAACTTGTTCTAGCAAACTTGTCGATTTCGCAGAATGCGACACATTCATGTCCGGCGTTTTCCATTCCTAGTCTGAATCCACCGATTCCTGCGAATAAGTCAATGAATTTCAAAGATCTTCCTCCTTGACAAATGTTCCATTTACCATTTTTCCTTTTCTATTCTTAATTTCCTCGTATGCGATACCGAGACACTCGGTTACATCAAGGTCTAATTGATGGGCTAGCACGATAATTGTTACTAGCGTGTCTCCGATTGCGTCCTTGAGTGCTGCTTGTGGTTCCGTGAATTTAGTCGGTTTCAAGAGTACGTCCCGAATTTCTCCGACCTCCTCAGTCACTCGCATCCACTGAATTTTAGGGTCAGCTTGCTTTAAATTGCGTTCGTCTGCCCATTTGTGAATAAAGAAAACAAGCCTTTCAAATTTCCCATCAAACAGCGTTGTACTTCCTGCAATTTCCATGATGCAGACTCCAAAAAAGTCAGCCAACTTTTTAAAGCCATGCCATGTGATGTAACCTTTATGCGATTCATGCCCACGTATCGCATCTTCTGAGATCCCTGTTTCTTTGGCTAGCTCCGGTATAGATAACCCTTTTTTTAATCTCAATCGTTGAAGATTAGTCATCAGTCACCCCCAAACAGCGTGCACAAAGCATAAATCACAGCTACGACCATCAAAATAAATTTAATCGTTTCCATCCGTCACCTCCGTCACTTCAACGCCCGGGCAATCGAATATCCAGCCAAAATCAGCTTCTTCTAGCTCTTTGCGGGTGTGGGCTCTACTTTGCGTGTATATGTTATTGTAAAAACGCAATCCGTTAGTGCCTGTTTTCACTAACCAATCTCCGCCCCCATCTTTCTTCTTGAGTTTAACCGTATATCTAGCCTCTTTCTCTACCTCGTAGCCAAACTGGTGCATGTTGACTAGGATATTAAACGGTCTTGTTTTGCTACTGATCAACCATTCTTGGAAGTCAGTTAGACCGCCACAATTGTAATTTTTTTCAGTCTGGCAGACCTCTCGATACAGATTTATCTCAAACTCATCCTTATGCCCCTCATACCAATCTGCCACACACGGCGGTACCACTGGTTTTGGGAAAAACGAGTCATATAGGTCTTCTGCGTAAGATACCGAACCGCCAGATATCCTTGATATTGTCCGCACTGCTTCTTCTCGACTTATTGTTTCTTGTCTAGTCATTTCCTACCTCACACGTAATATTTGCGTTCTAAGTTAATCATCTCTTGTCTAAGTTCAATTCCTAGGCGTTTGATTTTTGCTTTGTTAGCCGCTGATGTCGTCCACCCGTTAGGTGGCTCTTTAGAAAGTTCTTCGCATTCTGAAATGTACCTATCATACATATTCTTTATGTAGTCCAATTCATCCGTCACATTCCACCATTCCCACCTTATATTTCCTTGCATTGCAATATTTCAATCTCAATCTGTGCATTTCGTTAATAGCATCATTTTTATTACTGAAGACATGCTCACTGTCTTCCATATCGTCGTAATAGACGATTACTTTATATTTCATCTTCTGCTTCCTCTACTTCCAAAACGAATTTAAATTTTTTTGGGACTCCACTGACACCACCATAACGGAAGGACATCTCCTTAATCACTTTGTGATTATCGTCCGTCCATAGATTACCATCAGTCAGCCCATCAATAAGAGCTTTAACTGTAGGATATAGATTTGGTGGGTCAAGTCGTCTATTTGTAGCCCCATAGACCGTCACAATCACCTTACAAGGCCTATTAGGACTAAACACTGGCTTCACATTCAACCCAACTTCAGCTCTTGCTATTAAGCGTAGGTTCTTCACCATCTTAGCTTCTGGTCTGAAATGGAATCTGTCGTTACTGTTGATTACAAGGTTTTGGGCTGGTTTAGATGGATGTCTTTCAAGTAAAAACTCAAATTTCATAGCACAACCAACCTTCTACCATGTTCATTGCTTGTGCGTCTTAAGTACGTCGGAGTTCGGTAGTAGTAGAGTGTAGTTGTTTTAACGTTAAACCTCTCTGCTAGTTCTCGAATCGTACCCATGCCAAGCAATTTCTCGCCTTTATACAAGGCATATTCTTTCGCTTCTCGCATATTTGTGACTAATTAAAACCAACCCCTTTTTTGAAAATTGTGAGTGTGTGTGCTAAATACGAGGGGTTGGGTATCATCGCCCAGCTTGTTAGACTGTAGACGAGTTCCCTTTCTTGCCTGGTCGCTGCGTTATCCAAGCACGCTGCCAGACTTTCAACGTGCAAGGTAATTGTTGATCTTTACATTAACTCAAATGTGTTTTCAGATCTTCTTCGGTCATACTAGCTATGTTTTGATAGCCGCTGACGGTGTAGTTTTGTTTGTATTCCCATCCGTTTTCGCTAAGTAGGCGTTTGAATCTGTCTTTGTCGTCTGAATCTTCAAAGTAGACTTCAAGCGTCATTTTTTGTCGATAGCGTTTTGTTTCTGGGGTGTTAGCTTCTTCAGTTGTTGGCGTGTTTTTGATAATTTCGCCCGTTTCTGAATCGACAACTAATGCCGTTGGTTTCGTTTCTGCTATCTTTTCTTTTTGTTTTTGCAATTCAGCTTGTCGTAGCGCTTCTTGTTCTTGTCTTTGGCGTTCAGCTTCTTGTTTTTGTAATTCAAGAGCATGGTCTGAGCGAATCTGCTCTAACACCTCTGCTAATGTCAGATTTTGAAGCATGCGGATATATGGTTGGTCGGTCATTCCGTATTCTGAACAAAGTCCAGATATGGAATGAGTGGCTTTTTTGAATTCCTCTTGTTTTTGATGTTCAAAAGTAACCATATCATCCAACGCCTTCATAGTCGCTTTCTTTAGAGTTACACCATCTGCCATGAAATCGCCAACTTTGATGTATTCCGTTGCTTTTTCATCAAAAATACGAGGGTCAATCATGTACTCACTAGCTTTGTTGGCCAGATAGCTTTTAACCGTGTCCAGTCTCAGTGCTTTTTGATGATTTTCGAACTCTTTCACATCATTTGCGATTTGGTTGATGATGTTTTTAAGAGGCTTCTCTGTTTCCTTGATGTATTTTTCGAAATCCGTCGCTGGTTTTGATAACTCATTCTTGATTTTGATGCGTTCGTCTGAAATCTGCTTGATTAGCTTTCGTAATTCGGCCAAGACTTTCTTGTCGTCTTTGATAGTGCCAGCAGTGACTGTGTAATTTTGATACTTAGCAACTACATCAGCAATGCCTTTTTCAAAAACCTCTTGCCCTACAATTTCAACTTTAGCTTGTTCAATATTAACTTGTAATTCTTGCATTGTTCACACCTCGTTAATAGTCGAGAAGTTCGCCTTGAACTGGCTCGTTTTGTGAATTGGCAACCGGTTGAGAATTGCTTTCACTTGTTTGTTGGAAATGCGTTTGTTCTTGCTTCATTTGTTCGATTTGCGCCAGCTTACGAGCTCTAACATCCTCTTGTGTCTCTTGTGGCGTTACATCCTTGATTCTGTCGAATGTTTCACCGCCGTCATCCTCAGTGTACATATTTCCTAAATCCTCTGGGAAAGCTTCACGTAAGGCATTGACAAGAGCGGTTTTTCTAATCATGGTAGCTGGCATAGCGTTCCAAGTGCTTTGCTTTTTATCGTATTCTTCACGACTAACGAAAACCTCTACAGGAACCTTGAAATTCTTGCGGTAAACTCTTGCCCAGCCACCGACGAGCGTGTCGTTAGGTAGCAGCAGCGCCCCTTTCCGCTCTACCATATCACCAGAATCGTCAACAACTACCACTCCGGCTTCAAAGCCTTCATAGTTTGGGTTTTGTGCTGCACGCTTCAAGAATGCTTCTTTTGAGACAATTAAGCTAAATTCAGCCCCACCATTTTTCTTTTTGTAAGCTACGATATAGACCTCGTTTAGCAATGGGTTGAGGTTACGACCTTTAATCAGCGATAAAGCTTGCCCAACTTGTTTTTCTGTCAATAAATCTTGTGGGTCGTAGTAGCGTTTAATATCTTGAAACGTCCAAACGCTTGTATCTGTTGAAATATCCCTTTTGTTTTGTGTTTGTAGTTGATTTGTCATGTTTTTATCTCCCTTGGGGTTTTCTAGTGTACGCTAAAAATCTGCGTCGATTTCTTAGCGAAATACATATATTCATTAATTTTCTCGATAAACGAATACAGATCTAAATCATCCATCATTTTCTGTTTGTGCTCTTTTGAGAATACAAGGCCGTGAATACGCTCGTAGTCTTCAAAGAGCTTTAGTTTTACTTCTTCTTCCGTCATAGCATCATCCTTCTAGCTGTTTTAGCTGATTGAGTGTATAGCGCTTATCTTTGATGTTGAGTGCTTTAAATACATTCCCTTCCAGTCCTGTCCGAATGCGGCTTGCGACACGTTCGCTGTAAAGGTTTGCAATTTCATCATTGCTTAAGTTGGTTGAGATAATCGTATTCTTGCGATGACTGAGCACGTCAAAGATAAATTCTTCTTCCCACGCTGACTTAGAGCGCCCTGAATCACTTTGTTTAACGCCTAAATCGTCCAGGATGAGATAATCAACCTCCACCAACAGTCTTGAATAGTAACCCTCTTTGCTCTCAAACTTAAAGCTCTCTCGGACTTTCCGTAATATTTCGGTCAAATTCACGAATAGCACACTCTTTGGTGTTCCTCTTTCCTTGAAAGTCTCATTCAGCGTTTTAGCCATTGCAATAGTCAAGTGAGTTTTACCGATTCCAGTAGTTCCCGTTAGCAAGGTGTTCCCGTCTACGCCATCAAGATATTTCTGCGTTTGTCTCTTCACGAAATCTAGCAGATTCTTTTCCTCTTGCGTTCTAGCGATGAAGTTATCAAAAGATGCTGACTTTAGCTCTTCGGGAATAGTGCTATCTCTCATAAGCACGTCATACGTTCTCAGATAGAGGTTTCTCTTCATGCTCTCTTTTGCCATCTCTTCTTCCTTTTTGTCTCTTTGCTCTTTGGCACACTTTGGACAAACTGGAGAGGGTTTGCGTGGTTGTTCTTCACCCGCAATTTTAACGTGGATATTAAGCTGTAACATCGGTACCCCATGAATAGGACAAACGTCCCCTAGCCTTTTTGTGTTTGCTATAATTTCAGCTTGCGATAGCATATAGATATCACCCCTTCCTAAAATGGGTTTTCATCCGTTCGAGTAGCTACCCATTCTTCATAAGTTTGTGGCTCTTTCTTTTGTTGTTTCTTGCCCTTATGATTTGCTTTGCTATTCCTAACAAGTTCAACCGTCATTAAGTTGTCTTGTTTCCATCGGTTTAAGATAGCCTTAATATATGCAAAGTTTGCCTTACCTTGGCTTACTGCTTCTTTTAGTGCTTCAAGAATAACGTCAGCGTTAAAATCTTCTAGCATGTACTGTAAGTCTTGCGTTTGGAGTGGTGATAGCGGTCTGCCTATCTCAGCTTCGAAAGATTGATAAAGATTTACAAGGTCTTGATTAAGAGGGGGAGTAGTGGTAGGTTGTTTTTCTTCTCTTACCTCTCCTCCCCTATCCTCTCCTATCCTATCCTCTCCTCCCCTATCCTCTCCTATGCAACCATTTGTCTGACATTTGGTTGTCAGTTGGTTGTCAGTTGGTTGCACATCTGACAACCACTGATATTTATTGCCTTCTACCAGTGCTATTTGTTGCATTTCCTCTGTGAATCTAGTGGGTTTCTTTCTATCCTTCCTAATAGAATTGTGTTCTGTCCAATCTGTTATAACTACCACTCCACTGTTAAACAACAGTACATAGTTGCCCTCGATTAGAAGTTTCATGTCTTCTTTCGTTGTGCCAACCAATCGCATGATAGTTTTAGGATTTCCGACAAAACCATCATCGTCAGCCTCTAGGTTTAAGAAGAAGTATAAAGCCTTTGTTGTAGGAGGTAAGTCAAGAAAATCATCAGTCATTACGACATCTCTACTGAACATCCTTCTATTTGCCACTTGTTCCTCCTTTTCTTTTGTGTTATAATCAAGTAAATCGTTTTGATGAACGTTGCACCTTTTGGAGTTTTCCAAGGGTGCTTTTTTTAATGCCTACCCTCCCACCACTTCTAATTATTTAATTACTTGTCTTCTTTGCCGTTGTATTTCTTAAAGCTCAATCCCAAAGTTGTGATGCCTGCTGCAATTACTACCAGCCCTAAAGTGCTAGCGATGCCCTCTTTCTCGCCGGTACTTGGTAGAGTACCACCATAAACGGCTGTTTTTGGTGTCTCTTTGCTCACTGGTGCGAGGTTGTAAGATACTGCGACAGATTGTGCCGCTTTTTTATCAACGCTCGTTTTAGGGGTCTTTTCTGGCGTGCTAGGTTTTTCTGGTGTTGGTTTAGTTGGTTCCTCTGGGATTTTAAGTTCTGGCAAGTCCAACATTGGTGCATCGTTTGGACTTACGC